CGATCAGTCGACTGGCCGGCGTGGTCGACGTGGCCGCCGCCTTGATCGTGGCAATGTTGGTGTTCGCCGGCACGTTCAACGAGTTGAAGGTGACGACCTTCTCGATACTCACGGCCCGCTTGGTGACCTGGGGGACCGTTGTCCCGTCTCCGCGGCTGATCGTGTTGCCGTACTGGATGGTTTCCGTCACCTTAACGTTTACCAGGTCCAGAACTTGGGTTGCGGCAGTTGTCCCCGCCGTACCGATGTAGACGATTTTTTCGTAGCCCATCAAAGCCTGGGTCATGGCGTGGTCTCCGTTTTAAGTGAAAGAGGTTGTAACTTGACTGCCGGTCTCCAGTCGTCCACCGGAGATGGCCCGTTCGAAGGCCGGTCGCATGAATGGTCGGGCTCGCTTCGCACCGCTGGGTGCCTTGCGGCTGGCGTGGCCTCTCAGGAATCTGCCGAATCGATCCCGCCCGGCGTCGGGGTCGTAGGTGCCAGCGAACTCCAGCACATTCCCCCGCTCGCCGACGATCGAGGTACGCGGCCCGACAACCACATCACCGGTGGACTCGTTGATTCCGACGGTGATTGATCGATCAAGATCGCCGTAGTGCTCGTGCGGAGGCGCTCCGGGGGCCGACGGATCTCGGGCTCGAATGGTCGACCGACGAGCGATCCGCACCACATCGCGAGCCAGACGGAGCAAAATCATCTGCCCCGCGCTGGCGGCGATGTCTTCGAGCTTCGCGTTGTCGGCGATCACGCGGACTCTCATGCCATCCTCTCATGGACGATAAATGGCAGGTGAATCCACCCGAAGTACAGCCCGTCCTTGAGCATGTCCGGATCGTAGAGGCTGATCGTCGGCGGCTTCGAATTGTCCCATGCGGCCGTCGGCTCTGTGGTCAGATTCCGACCACCGGCGAACATGCGGAAAATCGCGTAGAGCAGATTGACGTACGTGGTGATCGACGTGCTATCGACGGCGCCGTCTTCAGTCCGGTCGATTGGAGCGATCCGGCGTCTGATCCCGATGGCCACGCGTGGGTAGTGACGGTACATGCCAGCGGCCCGAAAAGCGCATTCCTGGTCGCTGGTCGGTATCACGTCAACCGTGAGGATGTCGTCGTTCAGGTCTTGGTATGCCGTGATCTCCGACGCAAACGAAAACTCGGCAATGAACTGCTCGGACAGCTCGCCGGACTCGACCGCGGCGTTGATTTCCGCAGCCACCGCTTGAGCAATTCGCACGGGAACGCAATCGGGCATCATGTCACCTGCTTGGTTGCGATTTTCCAATAGTCGCCGCCGGCGTAACTCTCGACCGGCGGGGTTATCTTGGCCGGCAGGACTTCCCACACTCGGCCAGCGTCGTCGGTCAACCGATCCCCGGTCCGCGGCTCAACCGCGACACTGCGAATCTGATAGGCCGACTGCTTCACAAACCAAAAACGATCGACGATCACGGTATTCTGTTTCGCGTCGGTCGTGCTCACTACCGTGGCCTGGGTGATCCAGGATGCGGTAATGCTCGCAGTGGTGTTCGGGCCACGCGTGATGCTGATCGTCTCCCCGAAATGCTGATCCAGCATCGGGGAGGCGAAAGCAGACATCAGCGTGTCGAACGGCGATGGCATCAGATTCCACCAATCAGGTGAGCCAGTTCGGTGTACATCACGACCTCGTCAACGTCGTGCGAAACCTCGTAGATGTCCGAGTGTTTCTCCTCTTCTCGGTACTGCCGGACGGCCCCGCCGATCTGGGAACCGTTCTCCGACCAGTGGAACGTGCGGGCAACGCAAGGCTCGCGAATGTCGCTGGACGTCGCTACCTTTGCGACCATCGCGTAGTCGCCCCAGATACTGGCGACCGATGTCGACTGCCCCTCGGCTGCCGAGTCCTTGGCGGAACCGGCCACGATAACCTTGTCGAGGTCGAAGACGCTGGCGAGCATCTCCTTGGTGATGTCGCTGGCCTTCGCCGGAGTGCCGGCACCGCTGGCAACGATACGCTCCCGCACCTGGGCACACTGCCGCAAATCGCGGAACTTGGTGCGGTTCAGTATCAACGCGTTCGGCCAGACGCCGGAGTTGTCCCAAACCTTGCGAACGGCGGCTTCGACGTGATCGATGGGCGTTGCCGTGGCCCAGTTGGCCTGAGCCCATTCGGTGGTGCCCACGTCGGTGTAGAGCGATGCTCCACCGCCGGTCCAGGTCGCGGAGAACAACAGGGCGGCCATGCGGACTTCGGCGTTCAGCAGAACGTCGTTGTAGGCACGAGCCACGCAGACCTGTTCGGCGTCGACTAGGTACTGATACCGCTTGCGGTCGCGGTCATCAAGCGGCTCGCCATGGCCATAGTCCATGGTGGCGTACGACCATGTCGTGAAGCTCCAGTTACCGCGATCGTAGGCGGCACCGGATCCACGGGGACGGCCGGCAGAAACCTTGAGCAGTTGCTCAATCGGGATCTTGCCGGGGTTGTCCGCCTGCAAGGCGACCTCGATAACCGGGGCGACCTCCAGGGAGATGTAGTTTTTCTTCTGTGCTTCCAGGTCGAACTCGAAAAAGCTGGCGAGGTCCGGCCGCAGGGTAGCGAGAGAACTTGAAGGAGCGGGCATTGCTTGGTCTCCACAAAAAAAGGGGGCCGGCGGTATCTCCGCACGGCCCCCGAAGGCCAAGCGATTCGGGTCGCTAACCCGGGTCATGACTCCCGGGGCGGCCCTGGAAACCGTGCGAGTCAACCGCACGGCCTCACAGGTGTCAGTTGTCAGGTTACTAGGATGTGGTCGCCAGCGCTGTCAGGTCGAAGGCGATCCAGGTTTTTGCAGCCGTGGAAATGCAAATCAGCCCCTTGCTGGCCGCGACGACTACCGAGGCATCGGCCGCCAGTCCGTTGACAGTCCCGGTGGATTCGGCGTACAGCTCGGCAGCCGTAGCGGAATTGTTGACGACGATCCGCACCACGCCCGCGGCTGTCACGGCAGGCAACTTCACTCCTTTGGCCGCGCCGTCGCTGGTGATATGGGTGATCGTGCTATCACCCAGTGCCGCAGCGTCGGCAACAGTCGAGCCAGCGGCGGCTACTGGCGTGACGGTATGGCCGAACCGAACCGTACCGCTGATTGCCGGAGACGTCACTGTCGGCGTGGTAATCGTCGGCGCCGTCAACGTCTTGTTGGTCAGCGTCTGGGTCGCGGCAAGCGAGACGAGTGTATCGCCGTCGGTGGTTTCCGGCAGAATCACGTAAGTATCGGCGGCGAGTGCGGCCTCGGGTTTCAGCGTCGTCGTGAAATTGCCGGTCCCGGCCGTCTGGCCAGCCAGGGCGATCTTCGGGGTCGATGCGTCGGAGTCGACCTCAAACGCCGCGGCCGTCGTGCCAGTGGTCGCGGTGCTCACGTCGCGGTTGTGGATCGGGATAACCTCGATCACGTCCTGATCGGCTCCGGCGGCCTCCAGGGCAATGCCCTCGATGATCGTGCCGGAATCGGCAATCTCGCCATCCGCGGCGGCGTAAACGGTGGCGCCAACGGCAATCACGCCACTGGCGACCATCTTAACTGTGCCGGGAGCAGAGATCGCCTTGAGTGTGACGATGTCGGTCGTCGCCACGCTGGGCTGCTGCTGCACGCCCACGCCGCCGTGGGTCGCATCGGCCGTGGTCCACGTTCCGCTGCTGTTGTACACGCGGAGGTTCGCCCCTCGGACGGCCCCCGCGACGACCGAAATGAATCCTGAGTCGTTCTGCTGAGACATGGTTTTTCCTCAACTCAATAGTTGGTTGTTGGTGTGATGGATGGCGAAAATCAGACCGCGTTGGCCTCAGCGATGAATTCCGCTTGCAGGTCTGGGTCTTCGATTGCGACTTGGCGGACGGCCTTGGCCTTCGGAAGTCCCGCCTTCACTTTCTCGGAAATGGCTTCGTTCCAACGGTCGGTTGCACTCTGACCTCCACGGGATTTCCCGCTTGCGGCGGCCGCAACACCGGCCTTTGCCTTGGCAACCGTGGCCATCTTCTCCTCTTCCTCTTCGGCCTTGGCTTTGGCCACGGCTTCCTTCATCTCCTCTTCCTCGGCTTTCGCCTTAGCTTCGGACTCCTTCTTCATTTCCTCCAACTCGGCCTTGGCCTTGGCGAGTTCGGTGGTGGTCTCCTCCAACGCCTTCGCCATTGCTTCGTCGTACTCGGCGCGAGCCTTGTCGATGGTCAGGTCCTTGTCGAGGCATCGGGTGAAGAATTCGGCCTTCGCCTTGGGAAACGCGGATTTCAACTCGTGATACGTGGCGGATGCCATTATGGTGGTCTCCTGAATTTTGATTGCGGGCGGCCGTGAAAATCTCGACGCGTCGAACTCGGCCGCAACTTCGAGCAACGCGGTGACTTCATCGACGAAACCGGCCTCCTTGGCCTGGGGGCCATTCATCCAGGTTTCGGCGTCCATCAGCTTTAGGATTTCTTCTTTCGTCTTCTTCGACTTCGC